CAGGCAGCTGATCCTGACCGGGAACTACGCGGGGAAAACGTCAGGGCAGCTTCAGGCGCTGGCGCGCTCGCTGGCCGGTAATGGTATCACTCAGCATGCCGCTGCAGGCGTGCTGGCACAGGTCGTTGGAAGCGGCGCGTTCAGCGGGAATGACGTCAGCATGGTCAGCAATGTTGCCGCCAGGCTGCAGCAGGCTACCGGGCAGGCCGTTGACGAAACCATAAATCAGTTTAAACGCCTGAAGGATGATCCGGTTAACGCGGTCGCTACGCTCAACGATTCCCTTCATTTTCTGACTGCCACCCAGTATGAACAGATAGCTTCTGCTCAGGCGCTGGGGGATTCGCAGAAAGCTGCCGAGCTGGCCATGCGGGCATATTCCGAGGCGGTCATTCAGCGTGCCGGTGCGGTCGAGGATAATCTCGGAACCCTCGAAAAAGCCTGGAACTGGGTGAAGAATGCCGCCTCCGGCGCATGGGATGCGATGCTGGGCGTCGGGCGTAATCCTGACACCGCGATGAAGCGCCAGGACTCTTTTGCTGAATGGCAGGCAGCAGAGAAAGAGTACCGCGCGCTGTCCAGCAATCTTAAGGTCGACCCGGATTATGCCGGTAACAACGTTCTGCAGAAAGCGGATGCGGAAAGGCTCAGAAACGCGCGCCAGCAGGTGGAGCTGAAAAAGCAGGCTTACGATCTTGCCGATCAGCAATATGCCCAGGAAGGGCTGGCAGCCGCACGGGAAAAAATGCGGACAGACCAGCAGGCTCAGGCAATCCGCAACCAGCAGCAGTTTAACCAGCTGGTGGAGTCCGGCGCGACGGCGGCAGAAAAGCGGGCTTCAGCAGAGAAAATGCTCAGTCAGCTTATTGAGAAAAACCGCCAGGATGCGAAAGACGGTGTCGCCACGCTGTGGACTGAAAAGGACATTGCCGCTGCACGCGCCGGAATTGAAAAGCAGTGGAAGGATCCAAAAACGCCGAAAGGCAAAAGCTACTCAACGCCCGCCGGGGATAAAGCCGAGGAAAAGGCGCAGGCCGAACTTCTCACCCTTCAGGCCCAGCTTAAAACGCTTGAGCAGCATACCAGCGTGAACGACGTCATAAGCAAACAGCGGCAGGATCTCTGGCAGACTGAAAATCAGTTCACCGTTCTGCAGGAGGCCGCGGGGCGTCGTCAGCTTACGGCGCAGGAAAAATCCCTGCTGGCGCACAAGTAACAAACGCTCGAGTACAAGCGGCAGCTGGCCGATCTGGGCGATAAGGTTGCCAGCCAGCAAAAGCTCAACCAGCTGGCCGATCAGGCCGTGAAGTTTGAGCAGCAGCAAAAAGCCGCCAGGGCGGGCCTGCTGGCTCAGTCTGGGGGGGTATCCACCCGGGAAGCCGGGCGACAAACTACGCTGCAGCGTCTCAGCGAAAGCTATTCGTACAACCCTCAGGCGCAGCAAAAGGTTCTGGAAGAGCAAAGGGCGACGTTTGAGGCTGAAGATGCCCTGCGCGCAAACTGGCTGGCCGGTGCGAAACAGGGCTGGGCCGAATATCAGGATTCAGCAACAAACGTTTTCAGCTCAGTTCAGCAGATTTCGCAGGCTACGTTCAGCGGGCTGGCGGGCCAGCTTACCAGCCTGACGACAACCGGGAAGGCGAGCTTCAGGGACTTCACCAGCTCGATCCTTAAAATGATAGTGTCCGTTATCAACCAACTGCTGGTGGCTTACACCATCCAGAGCGCAATGGGCTGGGTTAGCGGCGGGGCGAAAACCTCCTCTGCAGGTCAGTCATTCGCGGTCCCGTCATACCGGCCACAGGGTTTTGACGTGGGCGGTTTTACCGGGCACGGCGGCAAGTACGAGCCAGCCGGTATCGTTCACCGCGGGGAGTTCGTCTTCACCAAAGAATCAACCAGCCGCATCGGCGTGGCTAATCTCTATCGCCTGATGCGCGGGTATGCCTCGGGTGGTCTGGTCGGCGGCGGGAGCGCAGCCGGTGCTGGCATGGGCGGGATCAGTGTTTATGCCCCAGTTAGCATCAGCCAGCAGGGGAGTGACGGGAGCATAAATCAGGCGAACGCCACGGGGACGGCGAAACAGCTGCAGGCGATTGTTCAGCAGACAATCACCGAGCGACTGAAAAAAGAAATGTCCGCAGGCGGCGTGCTTTATTCGAGGAGGACACCGTGACAGACACCTTTACCTGGCGCACGCGAAAAACAGCGCAGGGCACTGAAACAGCCCGAACGCTGCAGGCCCAGTTCGGGGATGGCTACAAACAGATAGCGGGGATGGGGATCAACGACAAACAGGAAACGTGGAACCTGGACTGGACGGGCACTAGACAGGAGGCGGCTGCGCTGCGCGCTTTTCTGATGTCTCACGTTACTAAATCGTTCTGGTGGACCACGCCATGGGGTGAAAAAAAACTGTTCAGAATGAAAGCCGATTCGTTTAGCGTTTCATTCCCTACCGGGAAAAAAGCGACTGTGGCCTTCACTTTTGAACAGGCGTTCGCGCCCTGATTTTTTCGACAAATACTGGAAGCTGCCTCCGGGCGGCTTTTTTTATGGGGGGAATATGAGTTTTATCGCAGATATACAACAGCTTGAGCCCGGCAGCGTTATTCAGCTGATTGAGATCGACGGCACTGAATTCGGTATGGATCAGGTGCTGCGTTTTCATGCGCACAATATACAGGAAGAAGGGTGGGCAGCCTTCGCCGCAGAAAATCTTCCCGCCATTATCTGGCAGGGAAACCAGTACGATCCCCATCCCTACGAACTGAAGGGGATGGAGTTATCGAGTACAGGGTCCCAGCCAACGCCCACGCTGTCCGTCGGGAACGTCGGAAACTATGTCACCGCGCTGTGTCTTGAATATGACGATATGGTCAGGGCTAAGGTCAAAATCCACACCACGCTTTCGAAGTATCTCGATGCCGCCAACTGGAAAAACGGTAATCCGGGTGCCAGCCCAGCCGATGAGCGCGTACAGCTCTTTTACGTCAATGCTAAAACCGCAGAGACGCGGGTACAGGTTGATTTCGAGCTGTGTTCTCCTTTCGATATTCAGAGCCTGCAGCTGCCGACACGGCAGATTACTCCTGTCTGCACCTGGTGTATGCGGGGCTGGTACCGAAGCGGGACCGGATGCGATTACAACGGCACGAAATTCTTTACCAAAGACGGTACGCCGACCGATGACCCGTCGAAAGACGTTTGTGGCGGCCGCCGGCAGGATTGTCAGGATCGGCACGGACCGGACGCGCCGCTGCCGTTCGGCGGTTTTCCGGCTGCAAACCTGCAGGGGAAATAAAAATGCGTGAAAAATTGCTGGATGCTATCCGTCAGCACGTCGCTGCTGAATACCCCAAAGAAGCCTGCGGTCTGATTGTTCAGTCAGGCCAGCAACAAATCTATATTCCCTGCCGCAACATTGCCGATAAACCCGAGGAGTCATTCACGCTCTCCCCGGAAGACCAGCTCGCTGCCCGCGCGCGCGGTGAGATCATCATGCTTATTCACTCCCATCCGGATGTGGTTCGGCTGGTACCCTCAGAGCTGGACCGTATCCAGTGCGACTGGTCGGGTATTGAGTGGGGGATCATGTCCTGGCCGGACGGGGATTTTTGTACGATTTCCCCGCGTGAAGACCGGGATTATGCCGGGCGGCAGTGGGTGCTGGGTTACGCCGACTGCTGGTCGCTTATCCGTGAATTTTATCTGCGCGAATACGGCATTGTTCTCGGCAATTATTCAGTACCTTACGAATGGTGGGAGAGCGGCAAGGAACGGCTCTACGACGACAACTGGGAGCGTGAGGGATTTGTTGAGATTGCCGCCGGTGCAATGCAGCCAGGGGACATCATCATGATGAGCGTGCAGGCATCCGTGACTAATCACGCCGCGGTATATGTGGGTGACAACATCATTCTCCATCATCTTTTCGGGCACCTTTCTTCGCGAACGCCTTATGGAAAATATTATCGCGATAGAACGGTCCGGGTGGTCAGGCATAAGGACAGAATGCATGGTTAAGACGCTTATTCTCGAAGGTAAAATGGCTAAAAAATTCGGTAAACGCGTTCAGTTTGATGTTGCCGACCTGCGCGAGATGCTCAGGGCCATGTGTTCACAGATTCCCGGATTCAAAAAATATATGTCTGAAGCACATATGAAGGGGATCCGTTTCGCCTTTTTTAACGGTGACAACAATATCGGGCTGGAAGAGTTTGATATGACCCGCGGTGGAAGCGTGTACCGGATCGTGCCCGTTTATGAGGGGGCCAAAAGTGCGGGCGTCCTGCAGATAGTTGTCGGTGCCGTTGCGCTGGTCGCTGCATTCTTTACCGCCGGTGCGAGTATGGCAGCCTGGGGGGCGGCTATGAGTGCAACAGCCATCAGCGCCACGTCAATTTTGACCGGGGTCGGGGTGTCAATGATGCTGGGCGGCGTTGTCCAGATGCTTACGCCCCAGCCATCCTTCGGCGCGGGTAAATCCTCCAGCACGGACAACACGCCTAACTACGCCTTCGGGGCGCCGGTTAATACCGTCGCTATGGGGCATCCTGTCCCCCTGGCCTACGGTCTGATCGAGGCAGGGGGAGCGATAGTCAGCGCCGGTATGTACTCGAGTGATCAGCAATAGAGAAATGCAACCGAAGTAGGATGAACGTTACATTGCTGTCACCCTTGGTTATCATGTCCAAAATGATGCCTCAAGGAGATGAAAGTGAATAAATACGGTTTGGTCTTATTAGGTCTGCTCTTTATTTCAGGCTGTGCCCCACAAAATCAGAACAACAATTTAAAAAAGCAATATGCTGACTTAGCAAATTGTCAAGAGGATAACATTACTATGCCCAAACAAATGCCGCATAGTAAAAAGGAGTTTGCGGAGTTTTTATCCAAAGAGGCGCTTAATGCCTCGGCGGATCAGTTTGTTACCCAGAAGCGTATTGAGATTCTGCAATTAGTGGGATGGGATAATTCGGTAGCTGATGCAATAACGACATGTGGCGCTACCAGAAAGAGCAAGCTGAAAGAAATTGGGTCGAATGTGTTTGAAACTATGAAAGCAAACACTAAGGATACAGAAGAGCGTCGTGCTCTTGTCGAGGCTTACAGTTCGTGGGAGGCTTATGTAACCAGCCAAACTCCGCTCGCAAAACAGGACTTTGACTCTAAAGTTAGCTATTACAAAAACATGTAATAAAACTCCATCATTAATACTAACAATTAACCCAGCTCAGGCTGGGTTTTTTAATGGGGTAAATATGCAACTTCTCCATGGTGAAACCATCATACAGGGTGCTAAAGGGGGCGGTGGGAGCGCCCATACTCCGGTTGAGCAACCTGACGATCTGCTGTCGGTCGCTAAATTAAAAATGCTTATTGCCGTTTCTGAAGGGGAAATAAAGGGCGACCTGACCGCTCAGAATATTTTTCTCAACGATACGCCGCTGGCAAACGACAGCGGGGAATACAATTTCAGCGGCGTGAAATGGGAGTTCCGCAAGGGCACACAGGACCAGACCTATATTGCCGGGATGCCCCAGGTCGATAACGAGCTGGCGGTTGGCACAACTGTCACCACCACCGCACCCTGGACACGCCAGTTTACCAATCTTTCCCTGGATGCCATCCGCATCAAGCTCAGCCTTCCGGTCCAGTATCTCTATAAAGATAACGGCGATATGGTGGGCACGGTCACCGAGTATGCGATCGATTTATCAACGGACGGCGGCGCCTGGAAAACGGTTGTAAACGGCAAGTTTGACGGAAAGACCACGACGGAATATCAGCGTGACCACCGTATCGCTCTGCCAAAATCCACGTCCGGCTGGTCTGTCAAGGTCAGGCGTATTACGGCTGATGCCAGCGGATCAAATTCGAAACTGGTTAACGCCTTCAAGGTGTTTTCGTATGCGGAAGTCATCGACAGCAAGCTTCGTTATCCTTTAACCGCGCTCCTGTATGTCGAAGTGGACAGCAGCCAATTCAACGGCAGCGCGCCGAAAGTGACCTGTAAGATAAAAGGCAAGCTGATTAAGGTTCCGGATAATTACGATCCGATAACCCGAACCTATTCTGGTTCATGGTCCGGCGGGTTCAAAATGGCCTGGTCTAATAACCCTGCCTGGATCTTTTACGATCTGGTTCTGGATGAAATTTACGGCATGGGCACGCGCGTGGATGCGTCCATGGTGGATAAGTGGGCGCTGTATTCAATCGCCCAGTACTGTGACGAAATGGTTTCCGACGGGGCCGGTGGCACCGAACCGCGTTTCACCTGCAACGTTTTCATTCAGAGCCAGGAGGACGCCTGGCAGGTACTTAACGATCTCGCCGCGGTATTTCGTGGGATAACATTCTGGGGCAACGATCAGATTTATGTGCAGGCAGACGTTCCGCAGGACGATGTTGACTGGGTTTATAACGCCTCAAACGTTATCGATGGGCTGTTTACTTATGCGGGCGGCTCATACAAGAATCGCTACAGCTCCTGCCTGGTGTCCTGGTCCGATCCGCAGAACCATTACAGCGATACCGTTGAGGGGGTCTACGATTCGGCGCTTGTAGAGCGTTACGACGTCCGGCAGACGTCCCTGACCGCAATCGGCTGCACCTCGCAAAGTGAAGCGCACCGACGCGGTCGCTGGGTATTGCTCTCCAATGCCAAAGACGGGACCGTATCGTTTGGCGTGGGGCTGGACGGTTATATCCCTCTGCCCGCTGAAATAATCGGTGTCGCCGATCCTTTCCGTTCTGGTAAGGAGAACGGGGGCCGCATAAGGGCGGTCAACGGTCGCCAGATTACCCTGGATCGAGAAATAGACTACGCGTCGAAAGACCGGCTGGTGGTTAACCTTACCGACGGAAAAGCCCAGACGCGGACAATCAGCGCGGTGAGCGCCGATAAAAAAACGGTGACGGTGGCTACGGCATTCAGTCAGATTCCTGTGGCGGGCGCCGTCTGGGCGATTGACAGTGATAACCTCGCAATACAGTACTTCAGGGTCACTTCAATCGCGGCTAACGACAACAGCACAGGCGGTTTCACTATTACGGCCGTTCAGCATGATCCAAACAAATACCGTTACATCGATGACGGCGTTCGGGTCGAGTCGCCCCCGATCACCGTCACGCCGATAAGCGTCCTGTCTGCACCGAAGAATATCGTGGTGACTGAGAGCGATCATGTGTCTCAGGGGCTGACTGTAGCAAGCCTAGAGGTGTCATGGGATAAGGTAGAGGGCGCAATCCGGTATGTTGCCCAGTGGCGTAAGGACAACGGGGACTGGATAAACGTTCCGGTTACCAGCGCGCAGGGTTTCTCGGTTCAGGGCATTTATTCGGGCAGCTATGACGTGCGCGTCCGGGCGCTGAATGCGCAGGATACGTCGTCACCATGGGGATACGGTGAAACAACTTATATCTCCGGTAAAACGGGAAAACCGGGTACTCCGCTAAACTTCCTGGCGACCGAAGATGTGGTCTGGCATATCGACCTGACCTGGAAATTTCCGGATGGTTCAGGCGACACGGCCTATACAGAGATTCAGCGCGCCACAACTGCCGACTACGCCAATCCTGAACTGCTGGTCCTGGTGCCGTACCCAGCTGCAGATTATCAGCATGGCCCCATGCCTGCCGGCGTTCGCCAGTGGTACCGCGCGCGCCTGATTGACCGTATCGGTAACGCCGGGGACTGGACCGACTGGGTCATGGGCACGTCCTCGATAGATGTCAGTGAAATAACCAACGACATTCTGGAGGACATGAAAGGCTCCGATACGTTCAAAGACCTGATCGAGAACGCGGTGGACAGCAATGAAAAAATTGCTGGCATGGCTGACGATATCAAACAGGCCAACGACGAACTGGAGCAACAGGCGCAGAAAATTGCCCAAAATGCCCAAGGTATTGGGAAGGTTCAGACAAGCGTTAATGAGCTTTCCAGCGAGGTCGGAGGGGTATCTTCTTCTCTCTCTAAGCTTGAGCAGACAGTGGCGACGGCCGATACCGCGCTGGGCCAGCGCATCGATAACATCAGCGTGTCTGTGGACGGTATGACGGGAGGAGTGAAGAACTCCGCCATCGCGATTATTCAGGGCAATCTGGCGCAGGTGGCCGCGCGCAAAACTCTGTCTGCATCCGTCGCCGGTAACAGCGCGCAGCTGGACCGCATTGATGAGGTGATCGTCAACGAGAAGGAGGCAACGGCGCGTTCGCTGCTGAGTTTGCAGACTGACGTGAACGGCAACAAGGCATCCATCAACAGCCTGAACCAGACGTTCTCCGATTACCAGCAGGCCACGGCCACGCAGATAAACGGCATCACGGCGACCATCAACGGGCATACGTCAGCCATTACCACTAACGCTCAGGCCATCGCGAAAGTTAACGGGGATCTGAAGGCGATGTACAGCATCAAGGTCGGGTTATCCAGCAACGGTCAGTACTATGCGGCAGGGATGGGGATCGGCGTGGAGAATACGCCGTCCGGCATGCAGTCGCAGGTTATCTTCCTTGCTGACCGCTTCGCCGTCACTCACCAGGCCGGAGCGACCGTTACGCTTCCGTTCGTTATCCAGAACGGGCAGACCATAATCCGGGACACGGTCATTGGAGACGGGACGATTGGAAACGCCAAGATCGGCAGCTATATCCAATCTTCAACCTGGGATGGCACCGGGAACGTTGGCTGGCACATCAACAAATCTGGCTACGCGACGTTTAACAACGTGACCGTTCGCGGCTCGATTTACGCTACAAACGGTAATTTTTCTTTCAATGGCTCCGGCAACACAACGGTGATTAATGGTAATGGCGTAACCATTAATATTCCGGGTGGCGGCCGCATCGTACTGGGGACGTGGACATAAAATGCCGACAGGACTACTGATAGAACTAAATGACGGCGGAAAGCGCATGGAGATAACTGCGGGCCTGCGATGCCCGTCGTTTGGGGCCAACTTTGACAGTGGCTACCAG